AATATATATGTTTATATGATCCTCGGGCTTATTAGCTGGGGGATCATTTTTCTTTTTATATATGCGTTCTTGTGGTTGCTTAGATCTGCTTTCTAAGTAATATTAATTTCTTTGTTTTTGTCGTAGTAAGGAGTTATTTTCTTTAACTCTACTTGTAATCTTTCTTTGATCTTATCTTTAAGTTTCTCATCCGCAATATCAGTATTAGTAATATTAACTTTATAATCGTTATTAATTTTTTCTGGAAAACTAAACTTAGCTAGCTTGTCAATAGTATCAATATATGTTCTTTGACCAATTGGGTAAGACCAGATAAGATCTTTGTCTCCTAAGTGATAGTTATAATGTGCTAACATATCGAAATAGGACATTGTTTTATTATAGAGTTTAAATCCTTTGATCTTAGCGTTATTAATAAAATACTTTTTAGGTTGTTGTAGCCTATTCGCAAAAGTAAGAAAGAACGGTGTACTTACTGTCCCGATATACATTCCAGTACCAAGTACGTTATCTAGAGCAAATGAACCTCCTGCGAATGTTACAGTCTGATATCGTCTACCATTAACAAATAATTCTATATATCCTTTGCGGAGAGATACATTAATAAAAAAGTGATTGTAACCAGCGTTGATAGTACTTAAGTCAAAGTCTATTGTATTTTTTACTCTAGGTATAACTCCAGATGAAGAATATTTTGGTTTAGTTTTGAGTACTACTTTTAAACGATTTTTATTAGCTCCGTTATTACGAAGATAATAAAAGGATGTTACAGATTTAGTGAGCGCTAGATTTCCTAGTTGTTTGACTCCAGGATGTCGTCCGTAAAACTTTTTAGTATGAACTATTTGTAATTGGTCGTTTAATTTAGTTAGCCTAAAACCATCATTATATTCTTGTATAAGTAAAATATATTTTTTATATACTCCGTTCTCAAAATCACAAATTATATCCAAATATGTTTGCTGATATGTATAATTATTCAGGTTACAGAACTCTCTTGACCTTTTTAAAATACGGTTATTATCTAAAATAGAAATAATGTTGTTGTCATGTAAGACAATTATATTATCTTCATCATCCACAATTACTCCATTTACTTTAGTCTTTACACCCAAGCCTGCTTTTATTTTATTTTCATCTGTATAATTAAGCGGTTGGGAATCTTTTTGCACGTAGTTCTGAGTATTACCTAAATCGGATGCAGACTCGCGCCTTACTGTGTATGCTTTACCTTGACTATCAAAACTTATTTCATTACCATAGCCGTTAGTAGAGTCAACTTTATAGACTGTAGTATTTTTATCTCTTCTTACTATTCTACCCTTTTCTCCTTTAGTGTCAGCAGATGTGCTCGTCGTTACAGTGTTTGATGTATTACTGTTATAGTTATATGTAAAGAAATTACTTGTTGATGTTACTGGGTTAAATAAAACATGTAATCTATCTTCTCCAACCTCAAAGTCATCTATAATTGCGTCTGTGTCTTTTAAATTTTCAATTTTACTTACGAGGTTATTATTACTATTGAAGACGTATATTACGTTGTTTTCTCCTAATACATAAAACTCAGAAAAGTTATCTTTTCTACCGATGGCTTTAATATTAATTTCATTAACTCCATCCATTAAAACGATTTCATCATAAACCTCAAAATCGTTATTTAAAAATAACAACTTACTCAGGTTATTAGTGTTTTCGTTATTAACAGGTAATATAATATTTGGTGTTACTAAATCCGTATTAAAAATACCAAAACCATCTTCAAAATAATTACCTAAAATTTGGTAAGCAAAAGGCTGTGTATTGTCTTTTGTATGTAGCCAAAAACTTGTGCTAAAATCTCCAAAGGCGTTAGTTTTAATTCTTCCGAATTTTTCTCCATCAAGTATTAATTCGTCATCGTCTAATACTTTATCCACTGTTTGAGGTACACCTTTGTAATTTAAATATTCAACCGCTGATGCTTCATTATATACAGTGTTATATGCTTCAAATAATTTACCATAATCATTTACACCGACATGATAAAACATATAGTCATTATTAGGTTCGAATGTTAAGCTAGATGACACATCAAACGTCTCAGTTGTTTCAGCACCTGCTGCGGTGACAACTTTGTAAAAAGATGTAGCGGATAAAGCTCCAGTAAAATCTTTAATACTAGGGTTATAATATCTATCTACCCATTTAGTTTCTCCATCACTGTTCCCTGACAACCAACTACACAGATATGTCGGGTCTGTATTGTTACTGTAATTATTGTTTTTTATTGTCATACGTCTTTTAAAGACTTTGTCTGACATTAAAGGATTATCTCCAGGGATGGCTCCTAAATTTTGTATTTTTGAGTCTTTAATGTTTAGTACAGTGTACGGAGATAAAGAGCTCGGTGTAGTAAAGTATGTTAGCTTGTTAGGCTTGAACGCAATATCATACGTACCGATATTATATGAAACTCCTATTTTATCTAACCCTGTTTGTTGTTTAGTACCAGAATGAATTTTTTCGTAAACGCGATTTAAATAGCCTGGTTCGGAATTAAAATGATTATTAGTCGCGTAATATTCATGTAGCGTAGCTTGGTTTTTTAATGGAAAGAGATCAGCATGAACAGTGTTTGTATTATCACTTTTCTTTTGAAAGTAGTTATAGTTATTACTATAAAAGAAGTAATTATTACTTATATGCTCTGTTATAGTAGAAGTATTAAGATCTACAGTGTCTGTATTGTAGGAAGATATATAGCTTACATAATTATTGGGTAAGCTCTTATAATTTTTAGTTAATATCAAAAATACATGCACTTAATATTTCCGCACCACTAAAGAAATTATCGGTCGCTGATAAACTTAAAACTCCTCCATGATTGCACAACCGACCATCAAGCGCAGATACAGCAGGTGTAGAATTAGTAATAATAACTTTATTGTTTTCTAAATTGTATCTGAAGGTTGGTATATTGTTCGCAACGGCAGAGGCAGGTACAAACCAAGCACCAGTATCAGTGGCTGATGCAGCAGTTAAATAATAGGTATTTGAGTTATACTCTTGGGTTATTATTACTCTCTCTTCCGGAGGGACATAATTTGTTACATCTGCTGAGAGCGCTATAGTAGTAAGAGTAAATGTAAAAAAGAAATTAGTACTTAAATTTGTAAATTCAGTTGAATCAACAAATGTAGAACTTATTGACGATAACATACCCGCGTCTGTGCCTGTGTATTTAAACGCTTCGCTAAAATCTGTCTTTAAATATTTGTTACCGAATTTTACTGTAGTAGTAAATGTATTTGTTGCTAACTCAGTATATGGTATTTTTAATTCAAGTATTGTAGATAGTGGTTGTAATTCGGTGAGGGTATATTGTGTATTATAGTTAGTCTTTTTATCTTTTACGTCTTTATTAAAATAATATTGTTCTACAGTTAAACCGAAGTCAAAATTTTCTCTATATTTTCTGAATATTAGACTACCGTCGTGCATGTGATTATACTCGACTGGCGTAATACTTTCAGTATTAATAGAGTTAATAATCATAGTTAAGAAATTTTAAATATATCTATCTTTCCACGAAAAACTACATTATTCGCTGTAGCTGTTAATTCATCACCGATATTAATTGTTATAACATCAGTCCACATAAATGAATTATAGTTTTTCAGTCCGCTGCCGCCTGCTAGAACTGTCCCGGCAGTGAAAACACCTGTTTTTCTGCTGGCTACCTCATTTGTACCGTCAGCTTTCTTTTTATAAATAGTAATTTCTTCTTGCCATTGGTTATCTGATTTAATGTCAAATTGACATATTAACATAAAACGAGAACCGTCAATAAAGCCATCATTACTACCTTTAGGGAAAATAAGCTTAAAAGGATCCAATTGTACTGTACAGTTCGGATTTGTGATTACTGGATCAAGTTCTTTAGTAGTAAAGCTAAGACTTTTATTACTACCTCCTTTTGAACCACCGGTTGCTCCTGTAACTATACAATTACAAGCTGACGTCGATAGTACTACACTATTAAGAGCTGTACTGTCTGTAGCTTCTAATATTCCAGCAATGTGATCTAGATTTCTAGCTAACTCTCTTATAGCAGAGTAATTACCTGCTATATCAGCTGAGACAGACGCTAGATTGGCGATAGCGTTATAATTAAATTTACCAAGTTCTACTGTCCCGCTAATATCACTATATTTAGTACTAATCCCTGGAGTAGTTCCATTTGTGAGAATATTAAGCCCTGTGACGACGGAAGTTTCTGTATTCCCAGGTCCAGATGCTGGTCGCTCTACTTGACTTTCTCTTACTGAGCTAATATTATCAGGCCCTACAACGAAGTCCTTAAAAGCAAGAAGCTTAGTACCGTTACTCGTCTCGATCAAAAGCTTATCGTTCTTAAGTATCTCTGTCCCAACATCAATGTCGGTTATATTAATAATTTCATCTTCTATCGCCATATAATTATTTAATTCCTATTAGTAATTTACAAACGCCGTTATTGTACTAGTTGTTGTAGTAAGTGAGTCGCAACCGTTAATATCATATAAATCTACATAAAAATAACCTCCAGATGTCATACCGTGTATTGATGTACCGCACCCAGTATTAACATTTGTAAAATAATAATCTCCTAAGGATACTCTCGTACCTACAATATCTATAAGTGGTATCGTTATTGTTTTTGTTGATAAGTCTACATCTTTTAATAAGTCTCCACAGTTCCAATGTAAATACCCACTCAAATGTGCAAAGCTAGAATTAGCTGTAAGAGGTATATAGAATAATGCCGGGTTGTTAGGGAACGCAATATGGTGATTGCTCATTGTATCTGGATCAGCGGCTCTTGTTCTATATTTCAAATGAATTGCCCCATTTGTTTTTGGTAACCCTGTGTTTGGGTTAAGTATATCTCCTATCTGTACTTGTATTGTGTTACTAGTATTAGATTCAGATGCTTTTATATGTACATATTCAGTTGTAAAACCTACATTAAACGACTCTGCGCTAATACCTTGGCTTGTAGATAAACTAGGGTCGAATAACTCTTCTTTATCGGTATCAATATCGAGCAAATTAAGGCCAAGTACTTCTGGGTTTTTATTAATAAATGTTAGTAATAATTTTTCATCATTATTATCATCACTAAAGTAATCAGTTTTTAAAAGATTTACATTTTCATAATTAGAAATTGGAGCTTTATAAACAGTGAATTTTAAATCTATTACATCTACTTCTTGATCATCTCTATATAATGTAAAATATACATGTCTTTTCGCTGCATTAGTAAAATCACTTTCTATAATATGAGTAAACGTCTCTCCCGATAAGGACGGTATAGTAGAGGCAGATAGAGGTCTGTTAATTACAAGCTCTTCTCCATCGTCAAAGTCTACAACAACTTTATTAACTCGATAATTTCCACCAGAGTAAGAATCATATGCACTCAAACCAGCGAGATCGAACGTAACATTATTAGTACCAGTGATAGACTGAGACTTAGTCTTCGTTCCTCCGAACGGACTTGGTGTTGCTAGTACTGTGTATGTCGTTGTATTCATTCTATAAACCTGTTATCCTACCTTTTAGGACACCCTTATTACCCATGTCCCTCAATTGCTGTTTAACATTATTAATAGTATCCTCAAGATCGTATTTATATGGTTTTTGTGGATCGAAATCTAACGTTGTATTTTCATTCGCACTTATCCAATAACAACCTTGGTCGTTAGATGTATTTAATTGTAGGTAATAATCTTTAAAAGTACCGTATCCGTGGGCCACCTGTTGCAGTCCGAAAGGAACATTCCCTACGTATTTTAATGTGACGTTTTCTAATTCCTTAAGTAAAATAGTTTTAAGTTCTATTATTGTTACTTTGGTGCAGGATTTACCGGTGTTCGTTAGCCCCCATGGAACATTCGGTTTTTCCAGCGCGCATACTCTTGTCTCAAAAAATTCATTTGCTTCTTCTCGAGTGCCGCGTGCTACCCAGTTCCACTCTGGGTTATCATAATCCGTGTCAGCATCTGTCCATTGGGCCTCGTTAGAAACTACTGTGGTCATTAACTCCCAACATTTTGTATAATTTGCGCCTAACGTCTTGTAATCTGTATCAATAGCATCTACAAAGAGTTCTTCTAGACCTATTGATCTAATATTTTGTCGTACAATTTCTTTAAATTCGTTTACATAAAAATCAAATGTATCGACCTTTCTAGCTCTAATAAAAATTGTATATTCTCTTGTACCATATTTTATATTCTCAGCAACATACACTTGGTTTTCATTTTTAGTAGCGCATACTAAATTAAAATCCGCCGGTGAAGGTAAAACAACACCACCTGGGTCTTCTACATCAATTTCTTTAAAGTTGTTAGTAAGTTCTCGTGTACCAGTAGGAATAGTTAAACCAGGGATAATTGGATCTAATATTCCTTTTTCTGCTATGCGTACTGCTTTATCAACTAACTCTGGGTTTATACTGGTGTATTTTAAATCTACATCTCGTTCAGGAATATCTGGCTTATTGTCGTCGCATAAAGTAATTTCTGTTGTATTATTTTCTTCATAAATATCATTAGCTATATTGTTCACTGCTTTGATATTCATTTCTAGATCTACGTTTTCGTCTGTATTAACATTTAACAATCGTTTACGTAAATCAATAGAAGATTTGTTTACGTAGTCTATTCGTGACCTTCTTTCATCAGTTATTTTATCTTTTATGTTCCACGGGTTGTGTACCTTTATTCCATCTACTTCAAATGATAATAATTCAAATTGACTTACTTTCGTGCTAGTTGTGAATGATAACCCTACGTTTATAAGCGGGTAATTTTCGTCTAAAAGATCAACATCAAATCCTGACCATGGTTCGTATTCGTTTCCAGCGCCCGTACCTTGAATTTTATTCAGTCGGACATCTAAAATTGTATTATAATCTGTACTTGATGTAAGTTTGTGGTATATTGTAAGTCTATTGCCTTTGTTTGACAAATCAATTCTATAATCCACAAAATCTGCATCAGCAGCTGATGTGTGTAAAGGTATTGATGTTGACCCTGGAACTGATGAGAGAGCTACTGCAGTTAATACCTTGTTATTAGTAAACCTATTACCTCGAATAGAAACTGAACAAGGCGTGGCGGTGTATGTACTATTACCGTCATACCATCCTGGTTTATCTTCTAGGGTGGTAGCGAATTGTCCGTTAATATCAAATGCAACTCCTAAAAAACTATTCGCCGGTGAACCTTCACCGATATTGCCGGACTTAGTACCTGTTGGAGTCCAGTTTGTTCTCTCGTATAGACCTACAGTAGTATGTGCTGATCCTGCTACTTCAACAAGGTTAACCTCTGCTGGGCTATAACCGAGTGTAGATCCTACGCCATTAGGAACAACATAAGAACCACTTATTGGTTGTTTGTAAAAATAAACACAAAAACCTTCTCCTGCTCCTGTCGGGTCATACATCTGCAACCATCTACTAGCTTCTGTACCGACTGTCTGAGTACTACCATATGCTGACGGAGCTGTGGTGTTAAAACTTCTAGCGCGAAAATCTACTCTTATAGTATGTTCAGGGTCAAACGCTAGGTATTTTGGGTTTACAGAAATATAACTACCACCGAACATAAACGGAAATATACGATTACCTGTTAGAGCAGTATTTTCACATATATTGTCATCAAGTATAGAATTAAAGCTAAGTGCGCTGTTACTCTCTACGTACGTAGGCCCAATCATATAATTAGGAGATCTTTCTATCTCTGTTCCATCATCAGGATTAAACCATGATGTAGTTTGATTACGTACTGTATTTCCACCAACATATAAATCAGAGTTCAAATAACCACCATCAAATGTAAATCTTCCGTTTGCTGCTGATAAGGAGTTTTGAGGTAAAAGAGATTTAGCTTTCAATAGATGAAACCTATTATCAACATTTTCAAAAATATAATTATTAATTATTAATCCGTGTACATCACTAGAAAATCTACCGAGAAATGTTACTGAATATCTCGATGTATCTGTATTAAAGTTGATAAGTGGTTTTGTTATAGAGTCAAAATCTAAATCCTCTACAGGGCATGGTGGAACTAATCTATATAAATCTGAATTTTCATCTGTGAGAAACGTATCTAAGTTTTCAGGGTATACAGTTTGTTTGTAATTTGTATCTTTATCTATTTTATATATAATAGGTAATGACCCATATAAGGTCTCGCCGTCTGTACATCTTGCTGCGGTAATAGCACTTACAGTACAAACAAACATTTCTTTTGTTTGATCATTGTAAAAAACGTCAGACTGTTTCGTACTAAATGGCATATAATTATTTACTAAGTTATTATAGATTTCGACCCGGCGTTATTTTTAAATATACCGTCGATAAAAGTGTATTTTTCTGTAATTGTTTCGTTACTAGTTTGTATATAAATAGTATCTTCTACTATGTCAAAATCTGTAACTTGTTTTGATTGATAAATTCTATTTTTTATGGGGGTACTATGTTTATTAAATACAGCAGACATAGATTCTTTTAGTGTTAAAACTTCTTGAGTCGTATTATTACGCACAAATATTTCCCCATATTCTTCATACTGTTGTTCAAATAGTTGGTATTTTGAACTTGTAGGTTGGTTTAACGAAGCTGATTCATATGTAGTAGTAATATTAGAGTATATTTGGGTCGAGTCGATTACAAAATATGGTATGACGGTATCTACGAAGAATGCCTCTACTAATACATTAGATTTACCTGGATGTCCTTTAAATGGACCACCGTCAATAGCAGACACGGCGGAAACAGAACCACAGGATAGAGCTATTGTATGTAAATCTGAGCATGGAAAAGCTGTATTGGTTTGATTTTCTGTACCGCCATAAACATGGAAATCTGTAAGCGGTGCTGCAAACCCCTCTGCGCTAGCGCCTGTACAAACTGATGTATCACTATAAATGAACGTATCATACATACCTGTAACAGAAGTATACAATGTACCATCAGATTGATACTTAGCTGCGGATATTGCCGAGAGCATTGGTTCAAAATACAAACCATCATAAAATTCTGCAGCTGTAGTACAGCCTGCTGTAGTAGATGTCTCTTCGCTTATATATGCTGTTCCTGCTTTTCTCTTTGGGTATACCGACTTAACAAAATAAAACTCATTACCATATACATCGCTCCGTAATTTCATTCCAGTTCTGTTAGTTATTAACAAATCGTCAAGCCGTTTACTTTCTGGATATATGTTTAAAACACTAATTGGATATGTATCGGTGTTTTTCCAATCTAGTTGTTCTTCAGCGTCTTCCCAAAAACTTATACTATCTTCTTTTTTATTAATACCTGCCGTAGAGTATTCTAAACTATTTTCTAAACTTTGGTAACCGTAATTACGTATAATCTTATTATTGTAAAAACCTACAGAGTCTGCTAAATCGTTATTTTTAAATGTGTTTGTTTTAGCGTTGAAGCGTAAAGGTGTACGTTGTTTTATTTTAATATTTTTTAATATATTACCCTGTTTATCTTTTATATAACCAACAACCTTCAAACCAGGTTCATATTGCTGAGGGTTAGGTATAATATATTCTTGACCGTTAAATGCAGAAATATCTATATTAAAGGTTAGACCGAATGAATTAAAATTATTAGCACCCGTGTTTTTATATGATAATTGATATGGAAACAAATTTGTGTTTTTTTCATTTACTATATTACCATACAAATTCGGCCCATAACGTTGAGTTAAATTATTAGTTGGATTAACTGCTTCATGCAAAATTTCTGTAGTAGTACTTTCTTTATTACCAGAAATTTTGTATATATCATTTGCGAGATATTTGTTTATAAGATTTCTTTCAATAGTAAATCTTAAGTTTTCTAATGTTTTTATTTCATTACGAAAATATCTATTAGGCAGTCTTTTATAATCTGTGTAAGGTTCATTTATACCTAATAAAGCTCCAGGGGTTGAAATATTATTTGTCTCTACTTTACATTGCGAGCCGTTTTTATTAATTGCAATAACTTGATATATATTTCTCGAAATAGATTCTCTATAAACTCTATTAGGTAGATTATTTGCTAGATCACTATCGATAGGGTGTATATTATAATAATTCTCATCTGAAACATAATGATCTATTTCTATATTAATAGCATTAGCTATTTTAGCTACATTAATATCTCTAAAGTCTGTTTCAGTATTTTCTGTTATAAAATCTTTATTGCTTAAAAGTTTGGCGATATGATTTTTTAAATAAGCTTTGATACCAGCTTTTGAAGTTTTGAGTTTATTCTTTGTAGTACTGAAAGTTGCTTCATCTCTTAATTCTTTAACACTTAAAAGTTGATTTCGTATTATTTGTACAAAGTAATGAACTCCTAACTCCAATTCATATATATCATCAGTATCTATATTGTTTAAAAAATTCGCTATATCACTATCAATGGTATCTAGTGTGAGATTTTTGAGAAATTGTGTGTAAATAGATCTCTTATAACTACTCTTTACACCTGCTTTTTCTTCTTTTGCTGTTTTCCAATCAACCAAATAGTTGTTATAGAGTATAGATAACTCGCTAGCGTTTTGATTGTCAGCATAGTATTGTTTCCAATCTATAAAGGAAAGAGGGTTGGTTGTATTTAAGTCTATTGTCATATGCTAAGACCTTTCCTTATTTGATAGTCTATATTTTTATACATTATTCCATCATCATTAACCCAGTCAGCGCTCAAGGATGACGCAGATCGTAGTATTGTTGTATATTGGTTCTTGTAATCTATTAAATTGTTTTTTAAGTTTGCATCATCGGCAGTATTATTATATGCTTTATAGGAATAAAAATCATACAAGGCGGAGAGCCCACTAGCGCCGGAAACTGTTGTATCTAACATCCAACCCCAGTTACTATATAAATTATAAGCAGAGAGGGCATATTCTGTTGATTCTCCTGAAGAGGAACCGTCAACATTTTTCGTAGCGACCTTTTGCGGTTTAATAATAATAAACTCGTTATTAAATTTTTGTCTTGCGACAAAGTCTGTATACGCAGTGACAGTGTATGTAGCTGCATTAATCGGAGTTTGCATATCTACATTACGACCGGCAGCAGATGTTGTATAAAAATTTGAGCTTAATTTTTCTGTATCATGCTCATAATCGCCTAATAATTTAGAAACTTTAATACTAAACGTGTCGTATAATCGTTTTAATTCTGCCGGTGGGTTGGGTAAAATTATATCCAAATCTTCGTTTAATAGATCATAAAAGGATTGTATTTGATCGATTTTACATAAGTCTATATCACTATGATTATTAACAAAATTAGCTATTTTAGAAAAAATCGTTTTACCAAAAGTAGTAGGACTAGAGCTAGCTTCCCCAACAAAAGAAGTAAATACCCCATCAAACAATTTATCATATTCATGCATAAATGATTGAAACCTATAACTTTTAATAACCTGTGAATAATCTATATCTTCATTTTGGGTATAAAATTCAACATCGTTAGTAGATGGATAAACAGTAAATGTATAAGACCCAGTATAATGCTGGACATCCTCTCCTACATTTCCTATATTACCACCGAAACCTCCGAGACCACCTGTACCTGCACTAAGGGAATTAATAGTAGCAGATACATTTAAGGTCCAAGTGCCTGCGCTCAATGGGTCGATATTTAAATATAAGTAACTACTCAACTCTGTGTTACCAGTTGATGGGTTGTACGGGAATTTATTTGTACTAATACTACTTATATTTGATGTGAGAGTAGTACTGCCCTTAGTCCAATTAACATAGAAAGTATTATCTGCAGAAAGATTACCTATATTCCCGGTTGTGTCTCTTAGGAATTTAGGGTATTGTTTTAATATGTTTTTGTCTTTATCTTGTAAGCCGATAAACACTTGAAACTTATCTCCTTGCCGTTTATAGTTTATAGCTGACATTTGTTTCATTCCTGTAGATGTAAATGAAAATAAGTCAGTAAAATCTGGAGCTGGTTTTAATACTTTTAAATAAATTCCCGCATAATCTTTTGATGCAGACAAACCACCCATTGCTGCACCACCTGTCTCCAAAAACGGTTTACCGCTTGTGTTAATATCTGTTTCAATATCGTCGATATAAAAATTTCTTAAACGATGATTACTCGTGTCTAGTTTAATAATTAATTGTACACCCGGATCTATATTAGGAGCATCATCATAATAACTTAAATTAATATTGTTAGCTGATAAATAGCTTGTACCTACGAGTGGCAAACCATTAGTACCGGGTATTGGGTCTCCGAACTGATTTGCTCCAACACTCTGCCGAGATGTTGAACCTAACATATATGTTTTAATTTCAGCTTCTTTTAATTCCGGGATGAAACTATCTACGACTAGCTTTATTGTATTATCTGTAGGATCGATTGCGTAGTTTCTTTTGTTTAGTTTTATTTTGAAGCCTGTAGAATCTACTTTTTCATTTTTACCAGCCGAGCGATTATAAAAAGCATTAAAAGGTAGTAAGTGGGCATATTTATTTTTTTTGTCATACGGTTTAGATTTACTACCACTTGCAGCTGCAAATAGAGTATATGTATCATCTTCTTTTGTATCTTGCCATGACAGGTTTACCGCTGCTTGAAATATTTGACCGGGGTCATCCACACTACCCGCTGTAATCCACGCCCCCGACGGACTATCAATTTCTGTATTAGATAATTGTAGGTTTGTTTCAATATAATTGTACACTGAAATAGTTTCTGTAAATGTATTAAAGTATGCGTTTCCGTCATTATCATAATAATATACAGAAACAGTATATATACCTGGGACGTTATATGTATGTCGAGTAGTTGGTGTATTTTCTGCACTCAACGTATAACCATCACCAAAATCCCACACAGCAATAGTTGATGTGATAGTGGGGTCAGAAAGATCTTGAATACTTTGGGTATTTTGGGTAGTACTAGTAAGTAATGAAGTAAATGTAAATTCACTAATGCGAGTAAACCCACTGCGACTTGCGGACAGACTATGTATGTTCTGAACTGGAGTTGGGATCGTACCAGAAGTATTTACCGATACATCAATCGGTACTGGTACACTGATAGGGCATTGTTCCTCTACACTCATTAATATTCTACAACTCGTTTATTGGTTACAAGAGATTTAATAATAATTTTATCTCTAAAAGCAGACGGGCTTTCTATATATGGTATCTGATACGGTCTAAGCTTACATCTAGTGTCAAATATTTTTTTATCTCTACCGTTGTAAATTGGATTAAATACACAAAACGAAAGCCCTGGTACAGTTCGATTTATATCTGTTCGCAGAGTCTCAATAGTTTCAATACCCTGAATTTTTTCAATTTCACTATTTAAAAATCTTACATCTATTGTGTCTCCTAGTTTTAAATTTTGTATATAAGATGTTATTATATTGTAAACTTTACTTTTTAAATCGTCTTCGTTAATTAAAGCACGTGCTTGTTTAGTGATTACTAATTTAGTGCTGTTTTTGTATCTAAGTTTATTAGCTTCCCCGGGGAATTTTAACGATAAATCTAAGTTTAAATATACCGGGTCAATAAAAGTAATTTCGCTATTTAATAATTTGTAATCTGAAATTTCAGTACGAATTTTCTCTTTGAGAGAGTTAGATAGATAATTTGATCTAGTAACGACAGATTTATTTTTTCTTAAATTTGGAACAATAGTTAAATATATATTATTAACATCAGCGCTATCTGCGAAGTAATATTGGTTAAATAGCGCGTTTGTTTCTTGGGTATAATCTGTAAGATCTAATTCGTTGTTTAGATATGCGAGATAATCATTTGTATAATCACTATTGTTTTGTACAGTTACATCATAAACAAGATTTTTATAATTACGTTCAATAAAACTTTTGTAATCATCTTTTGTAGTAAGCTTGTATTCTGAACTAAAAAATCTTGGCGCGTTTTGTTTTATTTCATCTGTATTTTCTTCTTCTCCGAAATCTGTACTATCTTCAGTATTACTTATAGACGTGTTTAGTATTGTACTAATAGTTAAAAAGTTAAGAGAGGTATCTTGAGTATCAGTCAAAATTTCATCAAGTTGAGAAGTATTGTAAACGTTTAAAGAACTACTATTAAATGTATTCTTAGTAACCTTCCCGTCAACTCCAGAAGATTTTAAATAATAAATCGCGACCTGATCGCCTTGGTTGAGCTGTCGACCATTTACCCCGTTACCAAACCTCAATTCATAATTTTTGTTTTCGTTGTATCTAATCTCAAAACTTCGTTCGTTTGGTTTTGATAAATAAATTGAAGGAACTCGAGACCACTCATACCATTTATTATTAGCGTTTACTTCTTTTACATAAACAAAAATATTAAAATGATCTATTACAATATCGCGACCCGGTAGTAAGTTTACTGATTCGAATTTTTCTCCTATAGGGTTAACTATAGGGTATTCTTGTAACGACCCTTCATACATTAATTGATTACCTATCGCCGATAATGTTTCAGCTTCTGAGGAGATTTTTTCAAAAGTAACATCACGTGTAAATGTAAATGTCTTTCCTTGGCTTGTAGCAAATGTAAATCTAGGTATAGTATAATATCCTGCAGATAAATCTGATGTGCCGTTAATTTGAACTGGAAGAACAGCCGTTTGTTTGCCTACTGGTTTATAATCAATAAGTTTAACTATCCTACTTACATTCTCATACAATTCCGCGTCATTAAAATTACTTTCTGCGCTTGTTTGATTTAAATAAAATAATAAGGTATGATATGAGTATGCGATTATATCAATTAGAGCAGAAATATTACTACCCTCAAAGTTTTGATCTGTAAAATTAATCGTTGTGTCGTTATTAATTCTATCAATAATAAGATCTCTTAAAGTTTGCGCATCAAAACCTGTATACGCATTCGTTGGTAGATTAAATTCTGTAAAGTTTGCCATAATTATGAGTAATTAAATCCTTGTGTTGTTAATAAACCTGCTGCTGTACTTTTTTTATTATTTAGCGAAGGAATAGTGATTGAAATAGTAATTTTATATTCATTGTTGTCTGGTCTTGCTACAACAGTAACTTCATTCACTACAATACGTGGTTCGTATAACGATAACTCTTCATGTATTGTTTGACCAATTGTTTGTCCGTTCTCCTTAGAAATATTATCGAATAAGTATTGTTCAAGATCTAACCCAAAGGTTGGGTTTAATATTTTTTGTCCTTTTTTAGTATTAAAAATATTACGAATTGAATTAAAAATAGCTGATTCGTCATAGTCTATTTTAAGGTCTTGTTTATTTTTGAGGGTACCTGTAGGTTTATCTGGGGTCTTTGCATTTAAGTCTATATCTAAGTGTAAGTCAGCATAAGAATATGATCGAAAACTATTCTTATTCTTTACATCTTTTAATATGTCTAATTTAAGAGCCATCTATAATTATTTAATTTAAAATGGCTAAAAACAATAAATAATTTAAATGAGTAAATTCGATACTATATTTGAGGCGCAAATTGGTAGATTCATTAAATCCGGTCCTATTGCTGGAGATTATGTCAAGTTTGCAAGTAACATGAAATCTTCTGATTGGTACTCAGGACTAGATGAAGCTCGTAAAGCTTATGTTGACGAGGTCGTCACTGTTGCCGAAGAGGGAAAACCATTAATGTTGTCTACAATCAAAAAGGCGGTATATGAAACTGAGACAACAGATAGTGATAAACAATTAGCGGATATTGCTGTAGAAATTACTCCCGGTTTTTATGCTCAAAAATTAACCATACCGTTAGAGTTGTTAGAGTTTGCAATTTCCTCAGCTGATGCGAGAGGGACACAGAAAGATCCTACAAACGACCAGAAAAACCCTACTACTTTAAAACCTGAAGTACAAGAGGATTCTGATATCGATGTTGGACAGCAAACTAAAGTACCTGATGGGGATTATAAGTTAACTACTGCGAAATACTTAAACGCGTAATTCTAACATACAAGAATAGAAGTTGATCTCCTGATCTATACACTGACTATTCTGATAAAAATA